GCGGAAGGTGCAACGGACAAGCAAGATCGATCCCAGAGCCGGCGTAGCGCCCGGCCTGCTCAATTCAATTCAGAGCCGACCAAGAAGTCGGCGTCCGGCTTCGATCTTGATACCCGCGTCGATCCAACTCTGTCGCCGCACGTGCAGCGTCTGCACGCCGCTCTCGACATCGCGCGGGCTCAATATGGAAAGGCCCAGACGGAGGCGAACTGGGCCGAGTACGAGCGCTGCATCCGCGCCGTCGACGCGGCCGATCCGGGCTTCTATCTCGGCCGGGTCGATCCGCTGCAGCCGATGCCGCCGTACGTCCTGGCCGATATCGATTACGCCGGCATCAGCTCGCGGATGACGTTCCCGGACACGCCGATGAACCAAAATCACCCAAACTTTCACCTCTCATACGGGGCGTGAAGGGATACTTACCTTTCTATATGGACTCCGATCTGCTCTTCGGCCCGGTGCCGCACGACGAGGCGATCGACTTCATCAAGTCGAAGCCGGTCGTGTCGCGCCAGGTGTTCGACGGCCTGCTGCCCGAGCTGAAGGCGCGGGCGTTCACCGTCACCGGCATCGAGGGCGCCAATGTGCTGCAGGCCGTGCGCGACCGCATCGCCGATCTGCCCGCCGGCCACAATTGGAACGACGTGAAGAAGGACATCGTCGACGACATCTCGCCCTTCCTGGTCGATCCCGACGCGACCGGCGAGGAGCGCGCCGGCCAGGAAGTCGCCGCGGAACGCCGGGCCGAGCTGCTCCTGCGCACGCACGGCTTCCAGGCGTACCAGGCCGCGCAGTACCGCGTGATGGACCGCCAGCGCGACGTGCTGCCCTTCTGGCAGTACCTGACCATGGAGGACGAGCGGGTCCGGCCCGAGCATGCCGCGCTCGACCAGATCGTGCTGCCGCAGGACTCGCCGTTCTGGGCCCATCACTTCCCGCCCTGGGACTGGGGCTGCCGTTGCCAGGTCGTGCCCATCTCGCAGGAGGACCGGGACGATCTCGCCGCGGAGGACGGGACGAGGTCGCTGGACAACCAGCTCGTCCTGGAAGGACCGCAGGCGACCCATCTCGAGCAGGGCACGCTGATCCGGCCCGGGCGCACCTACGACGTGCGGCCGCCGACGCAGAAGGAAGGCGGATCCGGCTTCTCCTGGGATCCGTCGTCGTTGCGCCTGCCGATCGAGCAGTTGAAGCAGCGGTACGATCCGGTGACCTGGGGCGAGTTCGAGGCGTGGGCGAGGAAGACGGCGCTCGGGTCGAACCAGCCAACGGTGTGGGCCTGGCTGGGTGGGAAGTCGCTTCCTCCGCCGCTGCCCGGGGCGAAGCCGCCGGCGATGTCGCTGGACGAGCTCGTGTCGGCCCACACCGCGCTGCCTGGGAAGATGACCGAGACCGAAGCGGCCGCGTTCATCGTCGCCCTGGAAAAGCCGCATGGCGTGGCGGCCGCATCAAAGACGGCCGTGCGGGTCGAGGCCAGCCTGAACCATGGCTGGCAGGCGTATGTGGAATACGACATCCAGCAATTCTTTAACGTGCTGCCGAAGCAGGTGCTCGATGCGCTGCCGACATTCGAGACGCGAGTGGTAGCCAGCATGGCCGACGGCAGCCTGGGCGCCTACAATCAGGGCACGCGCGTGCTGAAGCTGAATGCCGCCGAGCTAAAAGACAACGCCGCGTTGATCAGCGAAACCATCTTTCACGAGCTCACGCACTGGGTGCACCTGCACGGTCCGGCCGGGTACCGGAAGCGGATCCTCGACCATTACAAGGCGCGGACGAAGGGCGAGCACGTGGCGCAGTTGCCCGGCTACAGCGCCGGCACGAAAGGGAAGAAGGATAAGTTCTGGAACAGCTATATGGGCCGCGTCTATACTGGCACCGTCGATGGCTGCGAGATCCCGACCACGGCCTTTGAGCTCCTCACCAATCCGGCTTACTTTTCTACACTATGGAACGTCCCCCTCCACCGCGAAACGATCAAGGAAGCACTGTCGATCCTGTTCTCGTGAAGACGACCTGCACCATCACCTGGCCGGACGGATCGGAAGTCACGGCCGTTCACCGCGCCGCCTATCCGAACGTGAACGCGAAGGTGGAGTGGAGTGGCACCCTGGGGAAGCTGGAGGATCCGCCGCAGCGCACCGCTTCCTACGTACTCGAGGCTTACCTCGATCACCAGGCGGAGCTGGCCGGCGCTTCGATCGTCACCGCCCGGGAAGGCACCTGGCCGGCGATCGATAGCGTCGTATGAGCTTCCAGTTTCGTAACGGGATTTCGCCGGCGCTGGCACGGCAGGCGGCGCGGATCCGCGATCGGCGGCCGGTGCTCGAGGCGATGGGCCTGGAGTTTGTGTCGCTGTCCAAGCGCGCCTTCAGTGATTCGTCGCTGCGGCCGTCGACCTGGGCGCCGAAGCGTGACGGCAGGCCGGCGACGCTGCGCAAGTCGGGCGCGCTCTTCCATTCCATCCGCATCGTCGAGGTGACCAACAACTCGGTCACCGCCGGCTCCGACCGGGCCTACGCCGCGATCCACCAGCTCGGCGGTCGCATCGTGCGCGGCAACGCGACGATCAACATGCCGGCGCGGCCGTTCTTTCCGATCCTCGGCGGCAAACTCACCGCGGCCGCTCAGCGCAGGATCGAGGCGGTCGGCCGCGCCAAGATCGAGAGCCTCCTGCGGTAGTAGGACGGCTCGGCGAGCTTCCCTAAAAGCGTGCAGCCCGTTTGGACGGGCACTGGGAAATCTCGCAATGTCGCGAGCGTGCCCCAAGCCGACAGCATCAACGGTAAGCTGATTTCCTTCGCCATCGCCAACGGCGCGCGCGACGCCGCGAACCTCCCCAACCGGCTCAAGCTTCTCGCCTGGGGCCGCAACGAGACGGTCAAGGGCCCGGTCACGGTCGGGCCGAAGACGCTGAAGCAGCTCGCGGCCAACCAGGCGCGGGTCGGCTTCGACAAGATCGCCCTGGACTACAATCACCAGACCGTTCCCTCCTCGCCGAATTACCGGCCCGACCCGGTCCAGGTCGCCGCGTACGGCACGCCCGAAGTGGTCGATGGCGACGGTCTCTACCTCAACATTTCCGACTGGACCCCGAGCGGCCGCGAGAACGCCGCCAACTACCACGATCTTTCGCCCACGCCGCAGCTCGACGAGAACGGCGAGGTCATTTTCCTCCATTCCGTCGCGCTCTGCCGCCAGGGCGCGGTCGACGGACTGACTTTCTACAGCGCCAACTTCACCAACCCCGCCTCGCTCAAACCTCACCCCACCAACCACACGACCAAGACCATGGACTACCGTTCCGCCCTCATCGCACTCCTCAAGAAACTGGGAGTGACCCTGCCCGACAATCCCAGCGATGCCGAGATCGGCGACGCCGCCGACAAGTACAAGCCGAGCGACACGACCGACGAGACTCCGCTGTCGGTTGATCTCGACAAGCGCCTGAAGCTGCTCGAGGCCGGGCGCGAGGACAGCGAGCGGGCTTCCCTGGTCGCGCTCGCCAGCAGCCAGGGCAAGGTCATCCCGCTCAGCGCGGACCAGATCAAGACCACGCCGCTCTCGGTGCTGGGTGCGATCGTCGAGAACCTGAAGCCCGGCACCGTCAACCTCGCCGGTCGCTCCGACGGGAAGGCCCCGGCCGGCCAGGATCAGCGCGGCTCGACCGTTACGCTGTCCGCCGAAGACAAGCACGTCGTGAAGACCCTCGGTATTTCCGAGGCCGACTTCATCAAGGCCAACCCCGAGCTCGCCGGAGCCGCCACCGTTTAACCAGCAGACCCCACCCTCACCAGTTCCTCTAACTCCTCCTTCTTATGGCACAAATTGTTCTCGCCCCGATCGACACGCCCGAGCGTGAAGGTCAGAAACTCTATCTGCCGGTCGCGGCAAACACCCATCTCTATCCCGGCACCCTGATCGCCCTGAGCGGCGACCAGTTCGCCACCTACGCCCAGGACGTGGCGGGATTGAAGGTGATCGGCCGTTGCGAGTTCGACGTCGACAACTCCGCGGACAACTCGGGCGGGGCGCTTTCCGTCACGGTGAAGAAGGGCTGCTTCCAGTTCCAGAACAGCACGCGCAGCGCCGGCGCCTACGCGCTCACCGCCGACAACATCGGCCAGCTGGTCTATGTCGAGAACGAGCAGACGGTCCAGCTCGCCGCCGGCAGCACGAACAAGATCGTCGCCGGTCTTTTCATCGGCTTCGACCCGGACACCGGCCTGCCCTACATCGACACGCGCCGCGCGTCGGTCAGCGATCAATTCACGCCGAGCCAGAACTCGATCACGGACGACTCGACCGGCACGGCCGCGGCGCCGGTCGCCGGCGTCCGCACCATCGCCGCGGTGACCTCCTATGCCACGGCGGCCAACGCCATCGCCGACCTCGCCGCGGAACTCAACCTGGTCAAGGCCGACATCGCCGCGATCAAAGCCCTCCTCTAACCCCACCCCAGCCGACAACCCCTCCACACCATGCAAATCTCCGACGCCGCCCTGGCCGCCATCTTCCGCGGTTACCGGGTCATCTACGACCAGGCCTACCAGGCCACGCCCACGATCTCCGACGACTTCGTGATGACGTCGCCCTCCACCAACGAGCAGGAGGTGATCGACTGGCTCGGTTCCGTCCCGGGCATGAAGCAGCTCCTGGGTGAGATCGTGATCCAGAATCTGGCCGGCCAGACCTGGACCGTCACGAACAGCGAGTTCGAGTCCACCGTGGCGGTGAAGCAGTCCCGGGTCGAGAACGACACGTTCGGGATCTACAACCCGCTCATGTCGGCCCTGGGCGCGGCGGCGAAGCAGCACAAGGACCAGCTCGTCATCGCCGAGACGCTGGTCAACGGTTTCACCCTGAAGGATTTCACGGGATCGACCTTCTTCGGCACGAACAAGAAGCGCGAGCCGAAGGATCCCGGCTACACCAACACCGCGACCTACCCGCTCAACGCCTACGGCTACATGAAGGCGCGCGCGCAGTTGCTCGCCCGGCTCAACGCCGCGGGCCGGCCGCTCAACCTGGGCCGCAAGCTCGTCCTCATCTGCTCGGCCGCGAACGAGCCGATCGCGAAGCAGATCCTTTCCAGCGACACGATGATCCAGGCGGTCGCCGGCACGTCCGGGGACACTTCGGTCGGCGGCGCGATCACCAACATCAACAAGGGAACGGCCCAGGTCGTGCCGAGCGCCTACATCGATGCGTGCGCCACGCCGAATGCCTGGTTTTTGATCGAGACCGGGATGATCTTCAAGCCGTTCATCTGGCAGGTCAACAAGGAGCCGGTCCTGACCTCACTCACGTCGATGAGCTCGGACCACGTCTTCAAGCATCACGAGTTCCTTTACCAGGCCTACGGCCGGTACAACGCGAGCTTCCTGATGGGCGACCTGGCCTTCGGTTCCACCGGCGCCGGCAGCGCACTGAGCTCGTATCCATAATCAAGAGGCTGACGCCCTGCGCCCATGCCCTATGTCCAACAGAGCGACCTGACCGCCGACATCCCGCCTGAGTTCATCACTCAGGCGCTGGATGACAACAACGACGGCGTCGCGGATGCGGGACTCTGGGACTTGATCGCGCAGGATGTCAGCGACGCGATCGACATGCAGATCGGTGTGCGCTACGCGGTGCCGCTGCAGCCGGACGGCAACGGCAACTATCCCACCACGGTGGTGAGCGCCGCGCGGATCCTCGCCGCGGAAAAGCTCTACGCGCGCCGGCCCGCGGCCGACATGCGCAATCCCTGGACCGCGCGGGCCAACCAGATCCGCGCCATGCTCGACAAGATCGGCGCGGGCTCGCTCCCGCTCGATCCGAGCCAGCAGCGCCAGGATCCGAGCGCCTCGGTCGTTTCCAGCCGGCTGCAGACCGTTCCCCGCGGCGGGAGGCTCGCACTATGAGTGCGCCGCTGACCATCGACCAGATCGTCGCCCAGCTCAAGGCCGGGGTCGATTCCTACGCGACCGGCATCTCCGGGCGCACCTCGATCGCGCGCGATCCGTTCAACGTCTTCGAGCTGCTCAAGGCGAACACCCAGGGCTACCTGGTGATCCTGCACTGGGGCGGCGACGAGAACATCGCGGAGGACGCGCCCGAGTCGGTCGTCCTGCTCCGGCACAAGCTCGAGGTGATCATCGGCTTCTCGCTTGGACTGACCGCCCGGCCCGACGCCGCGCTGATCCAAACCGTCGGCGCGCGGCCGCCGCTCTTCCAGCAGGTCGATAACCTGCGCCAGCTGCTCATGGGCTTCACCTTCCCGACCGATTCCGGCCAGACCGCCGGCCAGCTTTCCTACATCGGCACGCACCCGGTGGTCACCCCTGACGGCGTCGTCATGGCGGCGTACCAGCTCAACTTCGGTCTGCGCGCGGTGCCGGCCCAACCCGACTCCCTCACCAACCTGCCCACCTCCTAAAAATCTATGTCCGCCCAAACTCCTCTTCTCATCGGAACCGGGATCGCCGCCGTCACCTGGGGCATCGCCGGGGTCGCCTATACCGGCCTGTGCACGTCGATCACGATCAAGCGCGACGGTGAATCGTCGGTCGTCTACGACGGCAACGGCTTCACGATCGGGCAGATCCTTTTCGACGACAACGACGAGGCGACGATCGAGATGATCCTGCAGTCGAGCGACACGATCCCGACCCGCGGCGAGATACTGACGATCGCCGCCGTGTCGGGCTTCATCGTTCAGAACGTTGAGCGCATGTACTCCTGGCGCGACCAGGCGAAGTGGCGTTTCACCGCCAAGCGGTTCGTCAACGTGGTCACGAGCTAATCCGCTCCGTAACCAGGAGAACCTATGGAGAACGCAGCAACGCCACCGCTCCCGGAAGGGACCTCCAAGTGGGGAACTGACCTCGAGAAGCTCGAGCAGAAGAAACAGCAGGCCGCCGCCGCCTCGAACCGCACGCCCGGCGTGGTACTCGAGGCTCTCGAGCCAGGCACGGCCGATGAGAAGGCCGGTCGCGGGCTGCATGCGTTCACCCTGCAGACCTATCTCAACCTGGCCCGGCTTAAGTCGCCTTTCGTCGAGAAACCGGAAGGCCAGGAAATCGGCGTGGAGGACATCGTCCGCGCGCTTTGGGTGATGTCCGAGCCGGACGACAAGGTCCGGTATGCCATCCGCACCGGAGGCGACTTTCTGGACGAGAAGATCGGCGCCTTCGCCTCGTCCATCCCGATGAGCGATCTCGGCGCCGTCGCGACCGCGATCGGCGAACACATCGCGCGCAGCTTCGAGCCGGCCGCAAACCTTCAGCCACCCTCCACGGAAGGCGGTGGCGCCCCTTTGGAAGCAGTCTCTTCGGCAACGGCGCCGGCTGGGTACTGACGCTGATCGACACGCTCTGCTCCGAATATGGCTGGACGCTCGAATATGTGCGGTCGAGGCCGATGGCGGAAGCGATGGCGCTGCGGACGATGATTGCGCTGCGGCACGGCTACACCTGGGCCGAGCCGAGCTACTCCGAACGGGAAATTCTCTGAAACCACCATGGCCACACCGATCCTAGCCTCGAAGATGACGCTCGATGCGTCTCAGTTCGTCGACGCGACCGAGCGCGCCCGGGCGGCTTGCTCGAAGACCGTGGGCGCGTTCAAGACGGTCGCCCTGGGCCTGAGCGGCCTCGGCGCCGCGTTCGCCGCTTTCCGTTCGGTCGAGGGCATCGTCAGCGGCGTGATGAACCAGTTCGAGAATGGCCGGCAGCTGATGGAACTGAGCCGGGCGACCCAGACCAACGTCCGGGACCTGGTCGTGCTGCAGCAGGCGTTCCGCAACGCCGGCGCGAGCGCGGACAGCGTCGGCCACGCCATCTTCATGCTGCAAAAGTCGCTCGGCGGGATCAACGAGGCGGGCGAACCGACCGCGCACGCCTTCGGCCAGATCGGCCTGAGCATCGCCAGCCTGAAGAAGCTGGACACGGTCAGCCAGTTCCAGGCGATCGCCCAGGGCATCGAGAAGATCAAGGACCCGTCGCGCCAGTCGGCGGCGGCCATGGGGATCTTCGGCCGCAGCGCGATGGAGGTGATGGGCCTGCTGCGCGATCCGCAGGCGTTCTCGGCCGCGGTGAAGGAAATGGGGCCGATGGCCGACGTGATGGCGCGCAACGCCGAGCAGTTCGAGAAGGTGAGCAAGAGCATGGAGCTGATGAAGCTGAAGGTGCAATCGATCTTCACCGGCATCGCCGCCGGCGTCGCCCCGGCCCTGCAGGGGGTGCTCGACCTGGTCAACAAGATCGATTTCACCAAGTGGGGCGTCGAGATCGGGAATGTAATCTCGGTGCTGACCCAGGCATTCAAGGACGGGAAACTGAAGGACATCGTCACTCTCTCGCTGACGATCGCGTTTAAGAATGCGGTGAACGACTTCGCCGGCATGATGCAGGCGGTCATGCAAGGCCTCGGCGCCGGCATCGGCGCGTTCTTCACCCAGGATTTCTTCGATGGCCTCAAGTCCGGTTTTATCGGCGTGGCCGAAGCGTTCGGCGCGGCGCTGATCGAGAACCTCAGCGGGCTGATCAACGACCTGATTTCCGCGGCCAATTACATTCCGGCCCGGAACAACGCCGTCCATGCGCTCGAGGGCGACGCGAGGAACATCAACGAAGCCCGGGCCGCGAGCAAGGATGCCGACTATGCCTACAACCGGATCAACAATCCGGACTCGTCCCCGGCTCAAATCGAGCAGGCAAAGCAGACGGCGATCGCCGGCCACCTTGCCCTGGCCAAGGCAGCCAAGCAGGCGTCGGACGATCTCGGCCTCGTCAGCCTGTCGATGAAGGAATACATCGCCGCGCATCATAACGACTCGATCCAACTCGGCGGCCTCGATGCCAATGGCCTGCGCGGGAAATCGGCCACCGACCTCGGCGTCGCCACGACGAAGATCAAGGCTTCCATGGGCGTGTTTGGCCAGAGCCTGGTCGACATCGCGAAAACGATGAAAAAAGTCAGTGTCTTCGATACGACGGCGGACCAGGCGAGCCTGGGGAAGCTAGTCGCTTCGCTGCCTCAACCGGCGCAGCCGGGCTCGGCCGTCTCACCGGGTGCGGCCGGCGCCTCAGTCAATGAGCGATCCCTTTCCTACAAGATGCCGGATTCCGATCGCCTGGCAAAGGTGGGCCTGTTCATCGGCGGATCGCCGGCGACGCCGGGCCTGACCGAAGCGAAGCGGACGGCGGCCGCGACCGAGCGGATGAGCAAGAGCATGGACTCGTTGCTCGCCGTCCAAAAGTCCTCGAGTCATTCCATGACGGCACTGTTCGCCGAGTAAATCCATGGCCACCACCGCTCAACTCCCCCTCTGGGTCGGCAGCCAGGAGGCCACCGAAACACCCGATTCGCCGAAGATTAAGGTCGATGCCACGCGCTTCTCGGTCACGCGGATTTACGAAGGACCCTACGCGGTCCTGAGCGGCAACCAGCCGACGCAAGGCCAGGCTTTCTCCGACATGCCCGCGGCGTGTCTGGTCGTTGATCTTAGTCTCGAAAAGCTGCCCGGCGGCAAAGGCCGGCTGACCGTGACGGCCGAGACGAGCGGTCCTTCCCAGGCGACGCCGTTCGCTCCGCTCTACGAGATCGAATGGGTCGAGGTCGATAAAAAGCTCGAGGACGCTCCCATTTATTCCGACGGCTCTGATCCTCTCGTTCATGGAGGAGACATCGGGGCTTTCGCATTGACCATCAGCGATCGCGCCGCGGTTCAGCAATGGGAAGACGAAGCCGATTTTAAGCTCAAGGCGCAGTACATGTTCAAGGTCCAGACCGACACGGATTCCAATCCGCTCGACGGGTACACGAAGAGCGACGACTCGCCTCGGACCATCAACGGCGTGCAGTACGACGTCTATACGCTCTCGACTAACGCCCAGAACCTGGCCAAGAAAAAGCTGCGCGGCCAGGACAGCTACCGGGTCTGGGCGCCCGTGGTTAGGGAAACAATTCAGGCGCCAAGCCTGCCCTCGACCAATCCTTGTGGGATCATTGAGAACCCGCCGGACGCGGCCGACCCTCCCGAGGGATACGTCTGGCAACGGAGCGCTGATCGAGGCACCAAGACAGGGCGCTACGGGAAGTGGACCGAGCAAAGGGAATGGCAGGGTGCCGACGCGATCGACACGGACCTCTACACTCAGGCAGGAACGTAATGCTTTACCTTCCCCCGGATCCAGTCGCGGGCCAGCCGGTCAGCGCGAGGATTGTGACGGCGATCCTGCGTTACGTGCGCCAGATCACGCCGCGCAGCTCGGCCCACTGCCGCGTACAGATCGGGCCCGGCGGCTCAACCTTCGACCCGATCTTTCCGAATATCCCTCCGGCAACTCCGCCTTCCGTCACGCCGCTCCAAGCGTGGCCGTTCGAGTGTTATGGGGTGGTGCAGGAGGGCGAGTGCTTTGTCCGGGTCAACAGCGGGGACGGCCAGGTCGGGACGATCAACGGCGTGGTCGCGACGATCGACGGCATCCCGATCAGCACGCCACCATTCCGCGACATTCCCCCCTTACTGCCGGTGGGCGACGGCGACCAGATCTATATCACCTGTACGCTGGACGATAATCAAAACGTGATCACCGTGGAGGTCGACGCGGGATCGATGCCCGACCCGGACACCGCCAACCCACCGACCTACGTTTGTGCTCAGATCGGACAAGTCACCATTTCGGAAGATCCCACCACGGGTAAACCAATCTTGAGCGTCGACAACACCACGGACACCGGCTTCTCGCAGCTCGCATGGTGCGGTGCGACCGCCCTATTCGTTTAAAGTTATGCCCCGTGTTTCCGGTTCCCCTTTCGGCGGTTGCGGCGTGACCGATTTTTTGCCGGTTGGCACGGTGGAACTTAGCGGTGAGCTGTCGCTGAGCTATCACGCAGTAGATGGGTATGTTCCCACCCAAACAAACTACATCACGACGGGCTCTGGCTCTATCGACTGGATATGGACCCGCATTCCCTGCCGGGAATGGAGCGGCGGACAGTACATGTCCACCGCTTACGCTCTTGCGTTGCTGGCTTTCGCTGCGATTGAAGAGAATCCCGATTCCACCTCGGACGACATCGCGGCGGCGCAGACGGCGCTTTTCGCCGCGCAGGACGCTGCGGAACTCCTGGTCGACCAGAAGTTTTCTTTGTGTGGGACATGCTGCGGGACGATCGCCTGTCCTAAGGGAGAGACGTTCACGTTGAACACCGGAGCCCAAAAAACGGCATCACCCAGCTATTCCACAGGAACCGCGAGCTGCTCCGGGGGCAATCCGGACGACGTCAACAATTGCAGCGGCTATCCCAAGACGCTGAAAGGCCTGATGAATGTTTTGTTCTTTTTCCAGATCGGCTTCGACAGCGTCAGCCACGCCAACGGCGGACCCCAGACCGGCCCCCTGGAATGCCTGTGGCAATTCACCGCTGTGCTTGGAGATTATCCGCTTCCCCAACCGGCGGACTGGAAAAACGAAGTCGACGGGCCTTACTATCCGCCGCCGACCGTTGGAGTGGGCGCGAATTTTTATTCCCCGTGGATACCTATCACTCAACTGATCGGTTCGCACGAGATGACCTACAGCGTCGACTCCGCGCCCCCGGGAACGAACATACTGCAAAACCTGACGAGAGGAACCTTAACCCTCACCCTCTCGTGATCACGCGCACGTATCGCCGCAACGCCGGCCCAGTCACAACCTGGCAAACCGATCCGGCGGCGGTTCCCGCCACCGATCCCAAGGTGCTGATCGCCGCCCAGGGCGTGAAAGCATGGACCGCGCTGCATACCGCGGCGGTGGCGGGCACGCTCACGCTGGCATGGCTCCAGGGCGCCTGGCGGCAGATGGTCCCGGCCTACGGCTGCGCCTGCCTGCGCGCATGGGACGATCTCCTGGCGGTCCATCCGTTCCGCCCGGCCGACCTCTTTGTCTGGAGCGTGGAGATCCACAACGCGGTGAACCTGAAGCTGGGCAAGCCGCAGCTGACCCTCGCCCAGGCCACGGCGATCTGGCCGGCGCCTCCTACCGAAAGCGTGCAGCCCGTTTAGCGTTCCGGCTGGCATCGGGGCACGATCGCAGGCGATGTCGCTCGCCCAGGTCCTGCAGGTGCCCTTTGCCCCGAGCCGCTACGCCCAGCCAGGCGGCGTGCTGCTGCAGGACCTCGTCAGCACGACGCCTCAGAGCTCGCTGGGCGTGGTCCAGGACGATCAGTTCGTCATCCAGCTCTTTCCCCGGACGCTGAGCAACGTCATCGGCGGAACGTCGTCCACGCTGCAGCTCAGCTCGGGCAGCTCGATTATCTTCGGACTAAAGACTGTCGGAGGCGAATCGCTTCTGGACGATGCGACCGCGTTCACCGAGTACACCGATGGCTCTGGCAACTGGTACTATGGTTCGACCCTGACCTTGGATGGCGATGCCGTCGCGGCCGCGCTGGGCGATGACCCCAGCGTGGCTTGCATCGGCGAAATCCGGATCACGGACGCGACCGGCGCAGTGAAGCGCTACCAATTCTACATCACGCTTTACGCGGCGGTCTATCTGGGCGACGAAGGCACTATCTCCGCGCCGGAGCCGGGAACGGTTCTCACCTTCGCGGCCGGCAGTCAGGCCGTCGCCTCGGGCGTGGATTTCGTGACCGTCACCGACCTGGCCCTCTCAGGCGCGCCTGCATTAATCATTCCGCAGTTGGTGAAGGCCGATGGCACGAAGGCGAATATCGGCTGCTTCCTTCGCGCTGGCTGGACCGAGGAAGGCTTCACGGTCGACCTGACGGCCGCCACGCCAGACGACACCTATGTCCTTACCTGGGCTATCGTCAATTCCAACGGATCGGTCGGCATCGTGGACCTGGCCGAAGGCGACGATTCGATAGAGGTGCCTCTGACACTCACGTCCGCCCCCACAGCGATTATCCCGATCGTCGTCAAGGCGGACGGAACGAAAGCGAACATCGGCTGCTTCCTCCGCGCCGGCTGGGGCCCCTCCGGCTTCACGGTCGACCTGACGGCCGCTCCTCCCGAGGCCTCTTACCAACTCTATTACCTGCTCATCCCATGAAACGCATCCTCCTCCACGTCCTCGCCATTCTGGCGGCCTCAATCGCGCCGGCCTTCGCTGTCACCACCAACCTCTTCGAAAACCCGGCCATCCAGGGCAGCATGCAGACAGACCTGCCCATGGGAGGCCATAACATCACCAACGCGGGGACGGTCAACGCCACCGCTTTCGTGGGCAACGGCTCCGCACTGACGAGTCTCCCGGCCTCGACCACGATCAACCTGACCGTTCCCGAATCGCTGACCACATCGCAGCTAGCCAAGTACACGTTCAACGACGCGTCGATTCCGGCCGGGTTCTCGGGCACGAGCAGCTCACACGTGATCGAGCTTTCCGGCGCGCCCATCGTGAGCCCGGGTCCGCAGCTGAACCCGGCGACGACGACCGTCTTTGCCGGCTGCGGGACCGGCGTTTCGTCGCTGGAGGTGGATTGCATCAACGGCAACGCCGCGACGTTGGATACCACCTGCTCGACCACCGTCACCGTTCCGGCCGGGCAGGTGGTCAGCAATGTCCTGATCGACTGCGAGGATAATTCGACCAGTGCGGACGGGAACAGCGCCGCCAAGGTGGTCTTCACGGCCAACCAGACCAA